AGAACTGAATTAATAGAAATGGGTTTTGATAAAGATGAAGTTAATAAATTACCAACTGGTAATTCAATACATTATTTACAAGACAACCAAGTTAGATACCAAGAAAATCTTGTAGGCTTAAATGAAGAAGGAGATAAGTCTAGTGATGATATTTTAATTCATGAATGTTATTCTCGTATAGATATTAATGATGATGGCAAAGCAGAACTAGTTAAAATTTTATTAGCTGGTGATGGAACTTATAAAGCATTAAGTATTGAAGAAGTAGATTCAATGCCTTTTGTTTCTATAACTCCTGTTATCATGCCACATAGATTTTATGGAAGATCTGTATCTGAGTTAGTCGAAGATATACAATTAATTAAATCTACTGTTATGAGACAGATGTTAGATAATATGTATCTAACAAATAATAATAGAATTGCTGTACAAGATGGACAAGTTTCATTAGACGATCTATTAACAAATAGACCGGGTGGTATTGTTAGAACAAAACAACCTCCTGCTAATGTTATGATGGCTATGCAAACGCAACCCATTGGTGATCAAGCTTCAGGTTTATTAGGATATTTAGATTCTGTTAAAGAATCAAGAACTGGTATTACAAGACAATCACAAGGATTAGATCCAAATACTTTAAACAAAACTGCAACAGGTATTAATCAAATTCTATCTCAATCACAAATGAGAATGGAATTGATTGCTAGAATATTTGCAGAAACAGGTATTAAAGATTTAGGATATAAAATGTTTGAGTTGATCTGCAAGTATCAACAAAAAGAAAAGATATTAAAAATTCGTGGGAAGTTTATTCCTATGAGACCATTTGAATGGAGAGACAAAGTTAATGTAACTGTATCTGTAGGATTAGGAACTGGTTCTAAAGAACAACAATTAATTTTATTAACATCTATTCTTGAAAGACAATTACAAGCTATAAACTTACAACAAAATGTTTATGGCCCAATGGTTAATTTAAGAAACGTATATAATACATTAAAGAAATTAATAGAGAACGCAGGGTTAGGTAATGTTGAACCATACTTTATGGATCCAGATGTTGGGCAATCGCAAATGCCACAGCTTCCACCTAAACCACCTACTGAGTTTGAAAAAGTTTCATTAGCTCAAGTTCAAGGTCAAAACGAGAGAGAAGTCATTAAAACTAATGTTGAGATGAAACGTATTGAAGCTGAAATGAGAGCCAAATTACTTGATTATGAAATCAAAATTAAAGAATTAGAGCTTAAATATAGCACTAAAATAAATGAGATTGATTTAAAGAACAGATCTATGATAGAAACTCAGAAGCTCCAACAAACTGGAGATATATTTAAAAAAATAATGGAAGGACAGAAAGAGTTTTTTAATAATGGACAACAAACAAATTCCACAACAGAACCTGGATCAACAGATTCACAGGGGTAAACAGGCTAGTATTATACTAGACGAGCCTTTGCTGAAGGAAGCTTTTGAATATCTATCTGAATCTTATAGATCAGAAATATTTAAAACTTCATATTCCGACCACGAACAAAGACAAGTTCTTTGGATGGCATTTAATATGCTAGACAAAATTAAAGGACATCTTGTTAGTGTAATGGAGACTGGCAAACTAGCTGCCGCTGAGCTAGATAACCTAAAACGTCAATCGTAGTAATTACGAAACGATAACCAATGGAGCATATATGGCAGATGATAAATCTGTACAAGGTGCTGCTGAAAAGATACTTGGATTACTGAACCCTAAATCAGGACAATCGGCCCCAGTACTTAAAGCAGAACCATCAGTTGAACTTGAAGATAAAAAATCTCAAGAAGTTTCAAATGACAATCAATCACAGTCTGACGAAATTGTTGAAGAAGCCGTAGCAACTGAGAATACGCAAGAAGAAATAACAGAAGAACCAACACAACAAGAAGAAGTCGAGAAACAAAATCTCCACCGAGTAAAAGTACAAGGTCAAGAGTTAGATGTTACTCTCGATGAACTTAAGTCTGGTTATTCTAGAGATTCAGATTATAGACAAAAAACTCATCAATTATCACTAGAGAGAAAAAATCTTGAAAGTGAAAAGGAGAGTTTACGTCAGACTTATGATTCTCGAATTAAAGAACTAAATAGTGCAATTCAATCTGCAGATTTACTTTTTAAAGAACAAATCTTGAAAGTGAAAAGGAGAGTTTACGTCAGACTTATGATTCTCGAATTAAAGAACTAAATAGTGCAATTCAATCTGCAGATTTACTTTTTAAAGAACAAATTGGGGTACAAGATCTTAATCGTTTATATGATGAAGATCCATCTCAAGCTGCTAAGTTGGAGTTTAAAATTAGACAACAACAAAGTCGTATTGGTGAACTAAAGAAAAAAGCAGATGATGCTTTTCAAAGTGAGTTTTCACAATACCTTAAAAGAGAAATAAAACTTGCAGAAGAACGCATACCTGAGTTTGCAGATCCAGTTAAATCTACTGAGTTTAAACATAATGCTAAAAAAGTTTTAAGCGATTATGGTTTTAAAGATAATGAAATTTCTTCATTAACAGATCATAGATTTTTATTGGTTCTAAAAGATGCTATGCAATTTAAAAATGCTAAAGGATCTAAAGACCTGTCTGTAAAAAAGATAGTCTCAGCTCCTAAAGTAATTAAAGCTGGTTTCTCAAAAACAGATAGTTCAGTTCGTGATGTCATAAAAACCAAAATTGGTAAAGTACGTAAGACTGGTCGTCTTGAAGATGCTCAGGATGCGATACTTCAAATGATAACACAAAAAAAATAAGGAAAAATAAATGGCACAACCAACAAACACTTTCGATACTTACGATGCAGTAGGTAACCGAGAGGATTTACAAGATGTGATTTACTCTATTTCTCCAACTGATACTCCTTTCATGAGTGCAGCTGCGAGAGAACAAGTAAAAGCAACAACTCACGAGTGGCAAACTGATGCCCTTGATGCAGCTTCTACAAGTAATGCTGTCATCGAAGGTGATGATGTTACTCTAGATGCAGCAGTAGCGACTACAAGACTTGCTAATAAAACGCAAATCATGGACAAAGCTGTTGTTATCACTGGTACTCAAGAAGCTGTAGACAAAGCTGGTAGAGCATCAGAATTAGCATATCAAATTGCTAAAAAATCTAAAGAACTTAAAAGAGATATCGAAGCTACTTTGCTTGCTAACCAAGCAAAAGTAACTGGTAGCTCTAGTGCTGCAAGAAAATTTGCATCATTAGGTTCTTGGGTTTACTCAAATGATGTGTTCGGAACTAGCGGTGCATCACCAACTGGTGATGGTACTGATGCTAGAACTGATGGAACTCAAAGAGCATTAACAGAAGATTTACTAAAATCAGTAATTAAATCTGTTTGGAATGCTGGAGGTTCTCCTTCTGTTCTAATGACTGGTCCTTTCAACAAACAAAAAGTATCTGGATTCACAGGTGGATCTACTAGATTTGATGCTTCAGAAGATAAAACATTATACGCAAGTATCGATGTTTACTCATCTGACTTTGGTGATCTAGAAGTTGTACCTAATAGATTCTCTAGAGATAGAGATGCTTGGGTTCTGGATATGGATTACTGGGCAGTAGGTTTCTTAAGAGATTTCACTATGCATGAGATTGCAAAAACTGGTGATAGCGAAAAAAGACAGCTTTTAGTTGAGCTTACTTTGATCTCTAGAAATGAAGCTGCTAGTGGTTTAGTTGCAGACTTAACTACATCGTAGTATAATACTTGTGGGGGGAAATAGTTCCCCCTACAAACAAATAATTTTGTTTGGTCTTTGAAGTCTAAAGGCGGAACGAAGCAAACATAGGAAAAAAAAATGCGAACACTAAATGACTACTTTCTAACAGTACAACTAACAGACGTTTCAGCTGCTAGTTCTGTTAGCGTTGCAGTACCTGATGATGGAAATATTATTAAAATTATTTCTGTTTTAGGTGGTGCAATAACTGTTGCAGACTCTGCTGTTACAACAAAAATAAATGGAACTACTGTTACAGGTGGTGGATTTACAGTTGCTTATAGCGGATCAGCTGCAGGAGATATTGATACTGCTACACCAACAGCTTTAAATTCTGTTACAGAAGGACAATATATCACTATAACTTCTGATGGTGCATCTAGCACAACTCAACCAATTACTGTTACATTAGTAATTAGAAGATAATTTTACATAAGGGGTAGCAATACCCCTTACAACAATTTAATAAGGATAAAATATGGCAATTAATTTAAGACCTGCATTAAGACCTAAGTCTACTGCAAAAACAGCATCATCATCTACATCAGCACAATCTGCTGCTATAGCTGACAATATATCTTATGTAAGAGTTGCAGTTGATGCAATATCTTATTTAGAATTTGGAGTTAATCCAACAGCTACTACAAGTTCTTTGTACATGGCAGCTGGTGCATCAGAAATATTTAAAGTAGCTCCTGGCGAAAAGATAGCAGTTATAACTGCAAGTACTGGTAACATGTGGATTTCATTATTAACTGAGTAATGACTAAGTTAAGAGACGTTACTTACGATGGAGTTCAACAAACTTCATACATTCAAGAATCGGATGGTAAGTTAACTATTAAAAATACTCAAGATGTAGAACCTGTTCTTCAAAAGAATAAAAGGTTAATTACATTAAATGATGGTTATTCTAAATCGAGAGATTTAAAAAGAATAGCTAGTATTCCAAATATATGTTTAGGTATATGGGCCAAAGAATATAATGGAACTAATAATTGGTTTGCAATACCACATATTGAACGCAAAAAAATATTACGTAAAAAATTAAACTCAAACGAGTATAGATATTTTAGAAGCTCAGAAGGAAAATTATAATGGCAATAAGTACATATACAGAATTAAAAGCTTCTATAGCTAATTGGTTAAACAGATCTGATTTAACTTCA